TTTGAAAAGATTGAGGAGTATGAGATTTGTAAAGAATTAAAAAGTCAAATCATAGTAGATGAAAACAGTAATTGAATATAGCGACTCAGCAGATGACCATATGGCATTGATGCGAGCTTTGAAATCAACTGATATGGCGTGCCTATTATTTGAGATAAAAATTAATATGAAGAAGAGGTGTATTAACACACTTGATGCAGATAGTGCAACGGCTGCGGAGTATGGCTTATTAGATAGTGTATGGGAACGTATCAATGAAGAATTTGACTCACATGGAATATGTATTGACGACTTAATAAATTAAATTATGAATGAATACTTACAAGTAACAATAAAATAAAAAATTGGGAAAGCATAGTACCCTCATATATTTATCATAAAAACGATAAATGCCAACTACAAGCTATACATTCGAGAAACTATATGGAGCGGGAACTTCCTCCATTAATTTAACATCCGGAACCGCTTACACTTTTTCCATCACAAATAATTCAGGGTCCTCTTATTTTACGATGGAATCCCCCAGAGTATATGATGGTGTAACACCAAAGAATACCTCGGGTTCATATAATTCCACGAGTAATATTTCAACGAGTGTTATAAGCGATTATATCGCCGGATTTGCACTTCCAACGGGCACTAATTCATTTATTTTTACACCCTCTACCACGGTTGTTGGATCTACTTTAAAATTAAGGGGAACCGGCGGTATCACACTGGATATTACTGATTAATTTAGTATATTTTGTATATACGGATAGAAGTATTTAAGGGGGTGGTAGGGGAACTTGGACTTGTAAAATATATTTCGTATATTATAACATAATAAAAAAAATAAAGGTCATGTTAGAAGAAAGATACACAGATTCAATCAAAAATGAAATTGCCAAAGGTAGAACCTTTGATGAAATTTTAAATCAAATCCCAACAAAGGATGCAACCGATCAAGAGATGGATGCTTACTTTGATGCGGGTGATATAACAAATTTTAAACAAAAAGATATTGAAACATCTAGTATTGCAAAAGTTATTTTGTTAACAGGTTTATCATTAATTTTAGTTGCAAGTATTATTTCATCTCCATTTATTTTAAGTAATTTAAATATAAGTCTAGTATTTTTATTTCCTATATATGTTTTGTTAGGTATTTCATTATCATTTATTGGAAAACGTCAAGATAAAGCTATTAAAGGTTTTCAAACTAAAAAAGGAATGGATATTATTGCAAAATATATTACTGAAGAGGGTTATAGAGCAAAATTTGAAGCAAGAGAGAAAAATATAGTTAGAAAATTCTTTAAAGCATTATTATTAGTTGTTTTAACTCCGATTGATTTCGTAAGTGATTTTTTAATAAACGCTTCAACCATATTATTCCCAACCAAGTAATCTTAAAATAAAAAAAAAGTCATGGATAAACAATATGAAAAAGGAAGAACCATCACCCAAGGTGATGGAACAATAATGGTAATTTTTGATGGTAAATTACACAATTGGGAAGGTCCCGCTTTAATCCCCGAGGGGAATAAGAGAAAACGAGAGTATTATCTTAATGGTATTAAATACTCAGAATCCGATTGGAAAGAAAGAGTTAGAGGTAGAGAGGGTTTACCTTGGTATAAGGGTGGAAGTGCTAAAGCTAGATTCTAACATATGAATAAAGAACAAAAAAACTTTGTAAAAAGTGCTAGGATGAATGAAATTAAAAGTAAATACTTTCATAGAAAAATAAGAAGGGTATTGAAAAATTTACAAGAAAGATTATCCCCTACTAAAAATAATGAAGAAGGAAATTAAATTCAAATAAAAAATAAAGGTTATGTCTATAAAAAGAATTGACGAGAAAACATCCCACACTTACATCCCAATGTCCGAAGATCTTACCGGATCAGAAGCAACTTTCTATACCCTTACACCAGATAAAGAAGACCCAGAGTGGGATCAAATCACTTACTATACACCTAGAAGAATAAATCTTTATGAAAATAGAGAAGGTGAAGGAGATTCATGGATTTACATTTTATCTAACAAAACAATGCCTAATCTTGTAAAGATCGGTTTTACAGGAATTACGCCCGAAAAACGCGCAGAACAACTTTCTCGTGGAACCGGGGTACCTACCAAATTTACAGTAGAATATGCGTTTAAATGCTTTAATGCTCACGCGTTAGAAAGCGAGATTCACAAACATTTACATTCATATCGTGTAAGTAATGATAGAGAATTTTTTCAAATTCCTTTGGTTGAAGCAAAAGAAGCAGTAAATTTTTTAGGAAAAAGATACATATAATATAATATGTATTGATAAAAAATGGATATTGAAAATATATTTTCTTTATTTGAGTTCGATGAGAATGATGGAAAAAAGAAAGATTTGAAGAAAGTTGAAGTAGAGCTAGAAATGTTTAAGAAAACTCCTCATTTTAAGTTGGGAATGTTTTATAAATTAATCATGAATGGGAATTTATTCTCTAAACAAGTGGTAAAATTCTTTCAAAAATCAGATCCTGAATTGGATATGAATGGAATTGATCAAGCCGGGGAATATGTGATGTACACTAGGGCTTGGTTTTGGATTGAGCAAGTTAGATTAAGAAAGAAGGAGTGGAAAGAGGCTATAAAATCATACCCAAGTGAAGATTTTGTCGTAGCAGTCAAATTATGTATTTCATATTTTGAAGATAACGAAGAATATGAAAAATGTGCGCATTTGAAAAAAATACAAGATTTCATTGAAAAGAACGTGCCTAAGTAAAGGGAGAATATTACCTTCACTTATATTTTGATTTTAAAAGTTTAAATATGAAAAGGAAAAAGGAAATTAATAAATAATCAAATAAAAACAAAAATGAAGAATAAAGAATTAGTATTGAGACGGATGGAGTCTCTAGAAGGAAAATTAAAACGTTTACGTAGTTCATTAAATGAAAGAAACATTGATGATGCTCGTATTATTTTACAAGAAGTATTGGAATTAAGAGATGATATCCAATCAATGGTTGAAAGAGAAAATTAAATAAAAAACAAATAAGTTATGAATTTTACAGCAGAACAACTCCAAGAAAATTGGATTGAATTAATGGAGTATATTAATGAATATATTTCCGAACCACGAAAGGAAAAATTACTAGAATTTTACAATCAATATTCCGAACGTTTAATTTTAATGCCTGCCGCGCATAAAAAAGAATATCATAATGCTTTCCCCGGAGGATATGTAGAACACGTTTTACGCGTTATTCGATGTGCTATTAAGCAAGCAGCATTATGGGGTGAAGAAGGAGCCGACATGGAAACTTTCACTATGGAAGAATTAGTATTTTCAGCCCTGAATCATGATTTAGGTAAGATGGGAAGTGAAGATGAAGAATCTTATATACCTCAGACGGATAATTGGAGAAGAGAAAAATTAGGAGAGGATTATATGTTTAATACTAAAGTCCCATTTGCATCCGTTCCCGATAGAGGTTTATTCCTATTACAATCATATGGTATCCAGTATACATTTAATGAAATGATTGCTATCCAGACACATGATGGTTTGTATGATGAAGCAAATAAGAAATATTTGTTTTCATTTATGCCAGAACAAAAACCAAGAACATCTTTACCTTTTATATTACATCAGGCGGATTTAATGGCAGCACGTATTGAATTTGAACGTGAATGGTTACCTAAATTAAAAGAAGGTAAGAAGTCCGTGGATGCCGGAAAGAAAAATTATACATTGGGGACAAAACCAAATTCATCGAAGAAAACTTCAACGAAGCTTAAAGCATTAGGTTCGTTTAAAAGTGAAGGTTTAAAAAATATATTTGATAACTTATGATATTATTAGTAGCAGTTTGTATATTATCAGTTTTAGTTGTAATTTTAGGCTTTACAACCTATAATCTCCTTAGAAAAAACGAAAAACAAGAAGATATAGTAGCGGGTTATTTAGTTTATCTAGATAATTTATCCCGCACCATTGAAGTTTCAGACAAGAAACTTAAAGAATTGGACCGTGGACAAGTATTTGAAAAAGATGATGAAGTTGGAGTTATATTCCAATCCATATTAAAAATACAAGAAATCCTAAATGAGTTCAATCTTAAAAAAACCAATTAAATTGGTTAAAAAAAGAGTTAGTAAAAATTATTTTACTCAGGAGACTGAGGATGCTATCGTCTTATATAATAATACTCCTAGTTCTGAATTAAGGAGTAAAATATATGAGGAGAAAATCCACTATGCCTTCTTTAAATTAACTCAGAATATAATCCATACTTTTAAATTCTATCATACCGAAGTAGATAATTTAGAACATTTGCAACACGAAATTATAGTGTTCTTATTGACGAAAATCCATTTATTTGATCCTAGAAAAGGTGCCAAAGCTTATTCATATTTTGGCACCATTGTTAAAAGATGGTGTATTTTATATAATGATAAAAATTATAAAAGTAAAATTAAAAAAGCATCTACCGATGAATTGTTAAAGGATGATACTTATTCTTATACAATTGAACCATCAAATACAACCGATAAATTGTCTAAATTTATGGATGAGTATGTAGAATTTGTTAGTATTAACATATATAAATTATTTCCTAAAGAATTTGACGCTAAGATTGCAGATGCTGTTTTAGAGTTGTTTCGCAAACGAGAATCAATCGACGTTTTTAATAAAAAAGCACTTTACATTTATATTCATGAAATGATACCTAATGTAAAAACTCCTAAAATTACTAAAATTGCTGGAGTACTTTATAAAGTATTCAAGAAAAATTACCTATTTTATTTAGATCAAGGCTATACCAATTTTCACCTCTAGTAATTTCCCATATTTATACCCAAAAATACTTATATGAGTAATTTAGAATCAAATGTTTGGGGTAAGAAAAAATTCTCTGATTTACTAAAAGAAATTTACGAAAATCAAAAGAAGAAAGAAACCCAAATATCGGCATTGATAGGTGAATTAAAACCACTTATTAACGATATAGGTGATGCTACTTTAATTGTTCCTTTAATTAAGGAATATATGGAATTAGGCATCAAAAATGATGAGCAATTAATTAAAATGGTTACTATTGCCCAACGTGCAATAGCTTCAGGTAAATCAGAAGAAGAAGCTTTTGGAATGACTACAGAAGAAAAAGCACAATTGTTATCTGAAGTTAAAAAATTTAATCCTAACGATTAATGTTAAAAACGGGTATAACAAATTCAACTAAAGGTACTGGTCCTTCTAATAATGGGGGTGGGAACTCTAATGGGGAAGTTAATTTTCAAAACAAATTAGTTGCTGCCCGAGTATTAGACATAGTATTAGATGAAAACCATCCTAGATTTAATGATGTAGGACAATGGAACGGCATGGGTGCTATATTCTATGAATTTGTAAATAAAATGGGTTCATCAAATGGTGTATCATATGCTTTACCCTATGACTCCCAATCAAAAATATTCCCATTAATAAATGAAGTAGTTCTTTTATTTTCCCTTCCATCCCAACAAATGGGAATAAATACATCTAATGAAGCATATTTTTATTTAAAACCATTAGGGATTTGGAATCACCCACACCATGATGCTTATCCAAATCCTGTAAATGTTAATAAACCTTCTATAGCCCAAGATTATAAATCAACCGAAACAGGTGTAGTTAGAAGAGTTACAGATGGATCAACTGAAATAAATTTAAATAGTCCTATAAACCCTTCCCAAAATACATTTGTTGAAAAAACAAATATCCACCCATTAATGCCTTTTATGGGGGATTCACTTTTAGAAGGAAGACATGGCCAAAGTATACGTTTTGGAAGTACTGCTAAATCAAATAGTGAAAAGAAAAACAATTGGTCATCTGCTGGTAATAATGGAGACCCAATCACAATATTAAGAAATGGTCAACCTATAAATTCTAGTGATAGGGGTTGGATCCCCATAACAGAAAATATTTCAAATGATTTATCTTCTATTTATTTAACTTCATATCAACAGTTAAATACATTTAGAGTAGCGAGTGAATTATATCAATCTTATAAATCACCCCCAACATTTCCTAGCCAATATAAGAACCCACAAGTAATATTAAA